TCACCAGTCTGACAAATCAGACTGGTGCTTAACTTTTTCTGCAACATCATCATCAAGGTGAGGAAAGAACTTCATCTTTGTTACACGTTCAACTTGACTTATTGAATTCACATACATATCCTTTTTCCTATTTCCGTCAGTATTCCTACATATAAACCCGATGCCTTTAGGTTCACCATTAAGGCATAGAACAACTTTAAAAAATGCTTCAGGAACAACAACTTGTGTTTGCCCAATCGTTTCATGCTCTTGATTGAATAAGATTGGACCACAAACAATATAAACATCACCATATCTATCAGCCCAGTTCCTGCATGATATTTCAATCTGATTCCAAACCCCACTATTCAAATTTCTATTCTGAGGACATACATTAGTGAAAAGAAAAGACTCATACATAGCATCAGGATTCCATTTATTATCACCTGCTGGGCACATATGGCCACGGCTCCATCCCGAATCTTTATAATCATAGTTATTTGCCCTAGGTAATGGGACATCTACATCTTCATGAAACGCATTCCCAGACCTCTTAAAGCTACCTGTGGTATGATCGGAAGTCAAATGCCATGCAACCCAATTAGGAATTTTTGTATCTTTGTTATAAGAGACAACATATCCTTTCCTATAAAGAATTTGCTCCGATACATTTTGCAAAGGCGAAGGAATATCTATCGATTGAATATCAAATTCCTCCGCATTAGTATCATCTTGTATAGCTATTGACTCCTTCGTATTCGCGTTATGAGATATTACCGTTCCTTTGGTACTGCATGTAACTATAATTGCCAAAGCTAGCAATACAGATGCGGAAAGCCAATACTCTTTCAAGAAACCTTTCATATTGTCGTTATTAGAATATACAATGCAAAAATACAAAAAAAGAAGGATATTATTCCATCGTACAACCAAAAAGTACACAAATCATAATATTTTGTCTCTAAATCAATCAACAATTCTTTCTTTTTACTATATTTGCGACATAAAACGTACCCCTCATTCCCCCGCGAGGTTGTATCGTTTTTGCCGACTATTTGAGACATTGAGTCGTGAGACTCTACTTTTTGCTAAAGCGTGGGCATCGCTGACTTATTCTTTGGACTCTGTCTTGGATTTCCTGCGAGGCTTCTTGGACGCTGAATAATAGCAAATGCTTTTTATATTACCCAAAAGTCTGAGACGGCGAGCCGTGAGGTCCGCCGTTCTGTTATTTGCAGCTTTCTCATTTAGCAGACACACTGTCTCGTGCTTCTCCCAAATTCGTCCGAAAACGTCCCAAATGTCTCCCGAAAGCGTCTCAAAGGTCTCCCGCAGACGTCCCAGAGGCTTGATGTCTCCCGGAGACGTCCCAAATAATCCAGTTCTACATCCTCAGATTTGCCACCATCCATTGTTCATCTCACGCTTGAATGCCTTCACATCCACGAAAGAGGTATTTTGCTTTCCACTTCAACATTTTTGTTATCCTTACTTTGATACTTTATCGTCAAATCTCTAAAACTTATCTGTACTTCGATGTAATCTGCCAGTAAAGTAGGGTAGTGGCCACTCTCAGCTATCCCCTGTACCACAAGGTAAATAGGAAAATCAGCACACATACCTCGTACATCACTCACCACACCTTATACACAAAGGAAAGACAATGCAGATATAGCCCAAAATAGGATGGGGTAGCAATAGCACTTGTTAGTACCTGCCGTGGGTTGGATGTTTGCTGAATCTGTGTCATTGACATTCTCTATACATGTCGGACTTCTCATGATAGCTACCTATGAGGCCCTTTACTTATTTTTCCTTTGCAAATTTAGCGCAATCCCGTGCTCCTCAAGTACTGGTCACTAGCTCCCGATTCCTGCTCAAAAATCACAGCAGCCTTCCGCATTTTCTTCTTCACGTCAGGGCCTAAAGAAAATGGGGTATTCCGTTATTTTTGCTGGTAATTCCTTGCATTAAAGCTCTTTCCGATTGCTGCTCTTATATGCACGTAAAAATTACAAAAGCTCCTCGGAGCTTATCATTAACAAGAAGTCAAACATTAAAAAAATAAGAATTATGACACAGAATGTACAAACATCAGTTTTCACCCACAGCAGGTTGTATAACAAGCGTTATTATCTGGGCAATATCTACAATGTAGTTGTTAATTGCGAAGGTGGTGAGTATTACGAGTACGAGGTTGAAGCCGATACATTTGCTAAGGCTACAGAGATAGCAGAGAGCATGGCCAATGATCTGATGGCAGATATCACATATGTCGAAGTATATAAAGTTTAAGAATAAAGTATTTCAAAGATAAGTCTAACAATTTAAAAATATTAAAGTTATGGAAGCAAAAGTTATTATCATTTCAGTAGTGAAGTCTAACAAGAGTGAGAACAATGTTTGGATGGTGGCCATCACAGGTGAAGAACAAGGTAAGGCATACTGCAAGAGCCCATACAAAGCCATGCGTTTCGCTTTTCTCCTGAAGAAGCAGACAGGATATAGCATCGAGGATGCATCCCTCAAGGCCCTCTCAGAGGAAATTGCAAAGCAGAAAGCTGAAGCTGCTGCTGCCGAGCCAGAGAAGCCTGCAGAGCAGGAGGCCCAGCAGCCAGAGGCTGAAGAGAAGCCTAAGAAGCAGCGCAAGCCTCGCGCTAAGAAGGAGCCCAAAGTGGTTCAGATGGCTCCAGAGCCACAGCAAGAATTGATAGCATTCCTTTAAGGAGTGCTATCTTTTTACAGAATTAAAATAAGCTGTTCCTTATACCATCAAAAAAGGCTCGCTTCCCAGCGAACCTTTCCTGAAAAAAATTACTTAAAAAACTAAATTAATCAACCATAAACCTTAACCACTGCAAAGATATACATTTCTTTCGGAATTGATGTTTATTTTTCGTCATTTTTTGTTGATTCTACATTATTTAGCGCAGATTAAACAATGTTACACTTTTTTTAAACATCTTTTCGTGTCTTTTCCCCGCCCACCGCCCAATTGTATCTTTGCAGAAAAAAGATATGGCCACCGTTATCAATACAAAGTTTTCCTCCATATGCCTCACAGCTGACTTGCCTGAAGAGGTGGAGATAGAATCGCTCACACCGCAAGTCACTGTCACTATAAGCATCGACGAGGTGGAAGTCTTTTCCTCAGCGTACTATATCTACGGATTGAAGGCATATGTACGTGACATCCAGTCTATCGTCGAGTCAGCGATGTTGCAAAAGAAGCTGGCCATCGCCTCGTTCGTCCTGAATGTCAAGGATTACGAGAACTTTACCTACACATCGGGTGTCATCAAGGTAGTATACAGTCATTTGAAATCACTTAAAGGCGCAGAACAAGCACTTTTGGGCGCTTTCCTCACTACACGCAAAAGTGCATTGCTATCACAAACATGCCCCTTTACGCTATACAACTATGCCCAGCCATATCAGCAGAGTTCAAACTATTGCGATATCTATTACAACATGCCATCAGTACAGTCGATGCTCAAATCAACAGTTACGTTCGGCAATAAACAGTCCGACACACCCAAAATCATCGCATCTGAGGCCAGTTATGCGCGGTTCCAGAATCTGTTGGCGCTTAGTGGCATTTACAACGCCACCATACATCGGGTTTTTTATAGAATAGGGGAGCGCGAGTTCAATATATATTTCTCACCCACCGCTCCATCTGATACATTCCAGTTCAAAGGTAATTTTAATCTTTGGGAAACGGTTTGCCTTTTCGGCGCTACTAATTCAAAAACGGAGATCGACCGTTCTGAAGCTATCTGTGGTAATAAGGTTGCTTATTACGACACTTCCGTCAAAGTCAAACACGAAGTGGAGACAGCACCACTTACACTATCCGAAGCACAGTTCCTTACTCAGCTTCTCTCTTCCCAGGAAATCACTCGAGAAGTTGCTGACGGGCTGTTCGCTCCAGTCATAATATCTGATATATCATCAGAAGTATCTGATAATAATTCTAACCCCATCCGCTTGAAGTTCACCTGGACTTATGCGGACCAAAACGAGTTTCTCCAATGAATAGTATCCACATCACCACAGCCCGGCTGATTCTCAACCGTCCTGAGCCTGTCGATATCCGTCTATGGACGTCTAAGGGCGAGATCCAGGAGTGGCACCGCTGTATCTGTATCAAGTACGACCACTACAAAGGCACACGTAAGTTCAAGCTGCTCGATTCTAATCAGATTCGTCAGACTCGCGAGTGCTGTATCTTCATGCTCAACGGCATGGAAGTCTACCTGTAGCATGCCTTTATGCCGAACTTTTTCCGAAGAATTATCGCTTATTCGGAAATATTTCGTATCTTTGCACCCGGAACAAGCGGACTAAAAAGGTCGTCGCTGTTCCTGCTGCTCATGCATCTGTGCTTCTGCAGCATCTTATTGGTTAACGAAGCTGACGCGCTTCTGTCTTGCACACTCGAATCTGGAAAATTCAAACAAAGAACAAGACGGGGTACGACGGTTCACGTATATATTCGTGGGCTTGTCGTCTCATGTTCTTTTCTTTACGGCAATCCAGAGCCTGAGTGTGAAGACGTGGGATACGCAAGTCCACGTTCTTTTTGTATAAATCAAACTAGCCAGAAGCATCAGCAAAAGATATTTTGTATTTGGGACTATACCACCTGTGAAGGCATGTATGATCCACAGTCTTTTTCTTTTAGAAATTGACTAAGCTATAAGTAAATTTTAATGAGTAAAGTGGCCAGCTTGTGAAAGCCAGCCACTTTTTTATTCTGCTTCAGGAATGTCGCTCCACTTCGTAGTGTAGCTCGGACTGCGGAAGTCGTGCTTAATGCTATCTCGGAAAACACTTGCTTTACCTTTGCCGTCTTTGGCCGTATATTGTTGCGAGCCAAGCACGACAGTTTCACTACCGTTTATTCTATTGATACGGTCGATGGCTTCATCCAGCTTTCGCTTCTTTTCATATTTTTCGGAATCGTAGTCGATGAAGTTGGTCTGTACAGCCGAAGTAGGGCAGATGCCCATCACAATTACACCAGCTCGCTTGTACTGGTACCCTTGTCGGAATATCCTTTGGGTACATCGCAGCGCACATTGCACGATATCCTGTGTGCTACTGCTGGGTGTTAGCAGTCGTTCCTCGGCATAGTTCCAATACTGGGGCAAATCTTCTCTGAAGTGGTTAGTATCGATAAACACACTCACTATCGCCGCTGCCGATTGTTGTTTGCGTAGCTTCTCGGCACAATGGGCGGCAAAGTTGCTGATACTGGTTCGCAGCGTCTCAAAGTCGTTCACCATCCCGGGGAAACTCCTGCTGGTACAGATGCTTTTCTTCTTGCTCATATCCTCCAGCAAAATGCAATCCTCGCCATTCAGTTCACGCCAGGTGCGCTCAACCACCACATTAAAGGTGGATCGAATCCAACTTCGGCTTTGAGTTGCAAAATCATAGGCTGTCTTGATGCCTATAGCTTCAAGTCGCTTCGCATACTGTCGGCCTATGCCCCAAACCTCGCTGATAGGATAAAGTTCCAGGGCCTTGTCGCGACGTGACACATTATCTATATAGCAACAATGGTGGAATCCTGGGTATTTCTTGGCAAAATGACTGGCCATTTTTGCCAAGGTCTTAGAAGAGGCAATGCCGATGCTTACCGGCATGCCCGTGCATTGTTTGATGCGCTGATGCATCTCCTCGCCCCATGCTTTCAGGTCGAGATGCTCCATACCTTTCAGCATACAGAAGCCTTCATCTATACTGTAACGATAGAATTCAGGCACCTCCTTTCGGATAAGCGACATCACTCTGTCGGTCATATCGATATACAGTTCGTAGTTCGACGAGAATACCGCTATTTCCTGTCCAGGAAAGAGGTCTTTTAGTTGGAAGTAGGGAGTTCCAGCTTTGATGCCCATTGCTTTTGCTTCGTTTGAGCGTGCAACAACACAGCCATCGTTGTTCGATAGTACAACGACGGGCTTTCCGTTGAGATCGGGCCTGAATACACGCTCGCAGCTCACGAAGCAATTATCACAATCTATAATGGCAAACAATAGCTATTCCTCCAGTCTCTAATTGTAAAAATTACTTTTCCCCAGACAGTAAACTCGTCTGATGAATCGATGATAATCGGTTTGAAATCCTTATTGGCTGGCACCAATCGGATAAAGCCCTGATCCTTAGTCGACGTATCCAGGTACTTCACCGTAAACCCACCGTTAACATACGCAGCCACGATATTGCCGTGTACCATCTCTTCTGCTTTGTCTACCAGGCACAAGTCGCCATCGAAGATGCCGGCCTCTTTCATAGAATCGCCTTTCACACGCACATAGAAAGTACTTTCGGGGTGCTTGATAAAGTCGCGATTGAAATCCAGCCTGTCTGCAGGATAGTCACTGGTAATAGGGAATCCGGCTGCTATCGCATCGTACATCGGCAGCTCCAGCTCCGTAGATACATCTGCTTTTTGTATATCTGGTTCTTTCATTTTCTTCATTTTGCTGCAAAATTACAATTTTCTCACTAATTCCAAAAATTATTAGCCAAAATGTTTGTATTTCATTTATTCTTTGTACCTTTGCGTTTGGTTTTTGGCCATGGGCATTTTGCCCATACCTAAATTTTTTCATTCATACCCCTGTGAAGGGCAAGAATGAGTGAGTACAGGTTTTATTCCTGCCTCGGGTTAGATTATATAATTGTATAGATTATGGCTGGCTGTGAAGCTCGCCATTTTTTGTGTCTTTTTTCATCCCTAGTCATATTCATATCTTTGCCAGAAAAATCACCGATATGAATAATTTCGTTTCCTTCAACTCTGTTGAATCCATCCCGGACCTCAAAGCCAGCGCCGCATTCACTGTCAACAGCTCCGAAGTCTTCAAGGAGCAGTATGATATCATCCCCCGTACACTGGCCGAAGGTTACCAGTATATGCCCTGGGGCGCAGACAACGAGATGCCTTACCGCATTCTCGAGCTTATTGAGTCCGACGAGACACTATCCACCTGTCAGATCTTCAACGCTGAAGTCTGCTATGGTTCCGGCCTGGTCTATGACACATCCCAGGCCAGTGCTGCCACCAAGTCACAAGTCCAGGAGTTCCTGATGGATAACTCTCTGGCCTCGTATTTCCTCGGTGTCTGCCAGGATTTCAAACATTTCGGTTTTTGTGTGTCTATCATCATTCTGAGTTCTGATGGTTCAAAAGTTGTACGTATTCTTCGCAAAGAGGCCTGCTACTGCCGTTTTGCTCCTGCAGACAAGTCTGGCCGCATACCGTATATCCTGTATGCGAACTGGCGAAAGTCTATCTCCAGTAAGGACGAAGTCGAGAAGATAGAGCTCCTGGATTTCCATTCTCCTTGGGCAGATCTGCAGGAGCGTCTCAAGCCCGCTAAAGGTAATAAGCCCAAATCCAGCACCCGCAAGTTCGCCATCGTCAGCCGTGTTCCAACACCTGACAGCACCTATTATCCCATCCCTTATTATGGTTCTCTATTTAAGGGCAACTGGTATAATATCAAGCGTCTCATCGGCATGGCAAAGGAAGCTAAATTGAAGAATTCTGCACCTATCAAGTATCACATCGAGATCGCCAATCGATTCTGGGACGGAATCTTCAAAGCCGAAGGAATTACCGACCGTAAGAAGCAGATGGATAGGGTAGTGGAGGAGAAGGAAAAAATCATCAACTTCCTGACGGGTATGGAGAACTCTGGTAAGGTTCTTTTCTCTACGTTCTACATCTCCCCAGATGGTCACGAACAACATGACGTAGTTATTAATAAGGTAGAAACGGAAAAGGAAGGTGGCGACTGGTCGACAGATATTATCGAAGCCGTCAACATGATGTGTTTTACGATGCGCGTTCATTCTAACCTCGTCGGCTCAGTACCAGGAAAGAGTCAGACAAACAACTCCGGTTCTGACAAGCGTGAGCTCTATACCATCGCTCAGGCTCTGCAGAAGCCATATCACGACCTTCTTTTCACCGTTCACCATATCATTATAAGGTTCAACGGTTGGGAAGGCGTTCATCCCGATTGTCCATTCATCATGCTTTCAACGCTTGATGAAAATAGAGACGCTAAGCTTGTTACACCGAATAAGACAGAAGAATAATGAAACTGATTACCACCGACGAGCAGCTGCGCTTGCTCATACCTAACGTACTGGCCACCGTTGAGGGTGAGCCTACATTGATTGAGAAGCTTTACCCATATCTCGAGTCAGCCGAGCAGTGGGTAATGGACACTTTTGTTCCTGAAACCATATTCGACGAGATTGATGAAGCTGACAGCTCTGGTCCTAACGAGCGTTTCCGTTACCCCTTGGAAAAGCTCGTTGCCTATCATGCCTATATGACAGCTATCCCTTCGCTTGATTTGATCTTAACCCCAAATGGCTTCGGCATCGTCTCAAATCAGACTGTTGTTCCCGCTTCTCGTGAGCGCGTCGGCGCATTGATCGCCTCTCTCGAGTCTCAGCGCGACGCCGCTATCGAAGCCCTCATCATCCGTCTCTCCAGCAGAACAGACTGGCAGCAAAGCGAACCAGGTAAATACTTCGCCGCCACAATGTTCCCGTTCCTGAGCCTCTGCCGCCGTCTCGCCATCCGCGAACATATCTGGGACGCCTACCAGCAGCTGCGCGAACGTCTCATAAAGATAGAGTCCGTTCTTGCCGACACATACTTCTCTCACGAGCAGATGCAAGTCTTCCGCTCCCACGTATTCACCCAGCACCGCAGCGCATCTCCCCTCGAAGAGCAGGTGATTAAATCCCTGCAGTCCTACGAGTTGGAGCTACTAAACAACATCCAAGTTCACCCCCAATGTTATTACGACCTAGTCAACACCATCCGAGAACACGAAGACATATTCCCCGCCTGGCACACCTCCCCCGTCGCCGCACTCTACACCCCAAAGGTATTCCAAAACAAAAAAAAATCATCCGCTTACTGGTTTTAAGCGGATTTTTTTGTATATTTGCCCCAAATATCAAAAGCCTATAATAATTATGAAGATATTATTTCTAATATTATTCACTTGTCTATTTATCACATCTTGTTATAAAGATGTGTCAGGATCATATAAGTCACTACATTCTAAGCTTGTAGAATATAGCCAGTAATACTTGCTTGTTCCGTTAAAATTATATAATTTGCCACCAAATATATTCCATTTTTGCTTTAGGAACAAACAGTTATTCGTATTAAGTTTTAGTAATGGAAATAAAGAATATGTGAAGTAAATCCGAATAAAAGTTGCGCACGTCACAAATTTAGTGTAAGATCGTATGATAGGAATGGCCAAACAGCAAGGAACAAATGTTATGGTTTACAGCGAGACAGGCAGCTTTATGTTCAACAAGACAGGTAATCTTGTTGGTTATACATCAAGCACTGTTACCGTGAAGCAAGGTGGTACAACCTATGTTTATGGTGAACATGGAGAGATCAAGTTTACAATATAAAGCTGGGGTCCAGCCAGTATTAAATTAATTCAGAACAATTAGCAATATGGATAGTAATAGTGAAATTGAAGTATTTGTAAATTGTGAAGTATACCATGTTTTAAGTGATTGGGTAAAGCTCAATCTTAATAATGATATGATTTTTAAGATTGGCGCGAATAGGATTGAGATTATTATTAGAGGCTCAAAATATAAAATGGTATTGATAGATGCAGGAAGAAATCTGAGCCAGACAAAATATTTAGAACAGATTAAAAAACATTTGACTGAATATAAGAAAAAGTCGTATCCTGAATTACCAGATGGAGTCTATTTACGAAACCCTGGCACTCTTTATCCTTACATTTTGCCTTTGAAAGATGGACAAGTGGACGCCGTCAAGCAATATAATACGCTGAAAAGCATTGCTGAGACAAAGACATTCTTGTTATCTCCAGAACAATTACATAGATATGCTCATCATCTTAATTCGTCACAGATGATGTGCTATAATTTCTTTCGTCCCTATATCTCAGAAAAAGGAACACCTACAAAGGAACTCTTCACCATTCTTCAGACAGCGGATGTTCCTGTATCATTTTCCAACAATGCTAAATGTTTCTTCGAATATGAGCAAGAAGAAAAAGAATGGCAGGGGGAACGTACAAAGAATTCAAAAGGCACCAATTTCGATTTCTACTTGAGGTCTGGCGATGTAGAGGTATTCTTCGAGATAAAATATACTGAAAACGGCTTTGGAACATTTCGTAAGAATAAAGATGAATTTCTTCGTCACCAAGAGAAGTATGATTCTTTCTACTCTGAGAAGTTGGACGAATGTCCAGCATTAAAGAAGAAAGTCAAATATGGGGAAGAATTCAGAACTAATTATCAGCTTTTAAGGAATACGATTCGTACAACTGACAAGAATAAGTATGTCGTTTTCGTCTATGACGCAAATAATCCACATACCTATCGCCAGTTGAACCAGTTCTTAAGCGAGTATATTGCTGATGAATATAAAAATAACGTTATTGCACTTGAATGGCAAAAATTAGTAATAGCCTCTCATCCGAATCAGATTTTTGAATTTTGGAATAAATATCTTAACTACAAACTATAGTAAACTATGGCCAATATAAAGAGAACCATCAAACGGGCAACTACAAGTAAACGGTATAATCTATTGGGGTTGTTTAAATCTTCAGTAGATAAATCTTCCATTGAAATTATAAATGAGAACAACATACAATGGTGGAATCTCAAGGACCTTCTATTGGGAAAATTTGATTCAGTAGAAGAAGCCTGTCAATACATAAAAGATAATCCACAAAAAGAAGGTTTGGTTGCTTTTATAATTGAAAAAGATGCTAACCAAATTCCTCTTCAAATATGCATTCCTGGAGAGGAACATTTTCATGAGGCTTTAAATTTTTCTGAAGGCGAAAGGGTATTTGCTGCTGTCCATGCTCCTTATTTTGCCTTCCTACCATGCATTGTTGTTGGGGAAATCACAAAGGAATCAGAAAGAAAAGATTGGGAAATGAATGATCCCAAAGACTACTATCCAACATACGAAGATTATGTCAAGGACTGGGATGAATGGCATTGGACCTTTATGGAAGTACAGCCTCTTGTGAAACTGAAATCTCCAGAATGGGGATACACTATGCCTGATACTATTACAGTTCCCAAGATATATCTTTTCCCGATGGCTACGGAATAATCCAGCAGGGCTGCATAGTATTTTCTAATGCAGCCCTGCTGGATGATATGAATAGATTGCTTAGGAAACCGCGCCTGTTCATGTTCTGACTATTTGGGGCTATAAGCATACATAATCTCCATCCTCGCCACCACACTTCCGTCTGAAGCAAATCCCCACAAGGGAGTTTCCGTGTTAGCAAACAATCTAATAAAATCATTCAGAGGGAACACTTCTTCAACCTTTGGGTTACAATGTGGATTAATCTTTAGATATACCATCTTTATGATACACGTTGAGAAACGCTCTTTGCTGGACTGGAGATCATTTATCATGTCCTGTAAGTTATTGGTTTTATCAAAAACCACAGTCAGTTCCTTGTCTATAAGCAACTGTTCAATGTCCTCTTTTGTGATTCGGATAGTTTTTATCTTTGGTGCCAAACAGAAATCCATTACACACTTGCGGAAGGCCTCGCTTCCGTCATTCTTAATCGGTTTGTTATATTCTATCATCATACTATATAATATTTACCTTTATCTTATCGGGATAATTACAAAGATAGAAGGTATCTTTTGTAATTCCTGTGGCTCCGCCTTTAAAATCTATTTCTTTCAGGCCCATGTCAAAAGCAAAAGTATCTTCTGTTGTTAGCTCAACAGATTGTTTTACCGAGATGGTTTTGACGTAGGCATTATTACTGATGCATGCAATCTTATCAACACATTCAGGTACCACATAATGCTCTTGTGTAGTCCAGCAACACAACAGTTCTTTATTCTTGTCATCAATAAGGGCATCATTCTCTACATGAAAGCCCTCTGCATGACAAACTAGTCTGAAATCATCATGAGCTGAGACTATGCCAAACCCAATTTCTCTAACTGACGAAGGTATTTCTAACGACTTCAAGGAATTGCAACCATAGAAAGCCCAATACCCAATGCTCTCCAAACCATCAGGTAATTCGATAGTCTCCAAACCGGAGTTATCGAATATTTCTGGGCTTAAGCTTTTAAGGCCAGGAGGTAGTGTGATATTTCTTAAAGCGTGACAACCTTGGAAAACGTCATCCGCAATTTCTTCTAAGCCATCAGGCAAGTTAATTTCTTCAAGTTTTATGCAACCGTTGAACGCACCTACATCGATACGCTTGATAGTTGATGGCAGTACAACCTTTCTTAATTGGCGACAATCCTCACACAATGATCCTGGAATTTCTATCATTCCTTCTGGAAACACCAGTTCCTCAAAAGTCTCGCCTATAAATGCATTATACTTTAACTCTAATGCTGTTCTTAATTCAAGTTTCATATTTAACAATTTTACTTATTCCATAATACGAATAACAAAACGTTACAAAGCCTTTATTGGCCGTTTTTGATAGGGAATAAGGAAATATTTAGGATTCTTTAATAAATGAAGAATGATAATGGTGTCTTTTACACATTATATCTGCTTATGTATCTTTGCGACATGAAAGTATTCAATATAAAATCGCCCACCAATTGGGCCGAACTCACAGACAAGCAACTCCTCATGGTCTTTCACCTATTCGCACGCGACTTGTCTGCAGCAGAGGTCAAGGCCCTCTGCCTCATGAAGTGGAATCACTTAAAGGTGCTTGCCACTCTGCCGCGCCATCGTTTCCTCATAAAGCGAGGAAAAGAGCAGGTTGTGCTCAAAGCCAGGCAGATTCAGCAAGCCACCTCAGTTCTTGATTTCCTTGATTCCTTCGCCCCAATGCCCATTCGTATCGCACGTATCGGCAAGCACCGTGCTTTGCCAGCGGACTTCGAGAAGGTTCCGTTTGAGCAATATCTGTATGTTGACAACCTGTTCCAGGGTTATCTCAACACACAGCAGGATGAACTGTTGCTTCAGATGGCACAAATCCTATACGGAAGCGACCATGTGAAGCCCACGAAAGCCCATCTTGTAGGTATTTTCTACTGGATGGCCTCACTCAAACAGTACTTTGCCTCGCTCTTTTCGAACTTCTACAAACCAGCCCCAGCCAAAGGCGAAGGCAACCTGCTGGGCAGCAGCCAGCCAGATATCTATAGCCAGTTGCGTGACAGTACGAATGCCATGATCCGCGCCCTCACAGGTGGCGATATCACCAAAGAAGAGCGCATCCTGAAGATGGATACTTGGCGCGCCCTCACCGAGCTTGACGCTAAGGCGAAGGAAGCCGAAGAGCTTCGAAAGGCTTATAAGAAGCCTTAGCAAGATTGTTTCGCCGTTATTAAACAACAGCCTATTTACCAAGCATTTACATTTATTTCTTATACCTTTACTCATGTTACCATTTCTCCCACATACGCCTGAACAGCCGACACAAACAAAGAACAACGACACCTTCAATTGGGATGCCACATCGTTCTTTGAAGACCTGACCAAGCGCAACAAGTTCGCTCAGTCCAAGCACTTCACCTTCTGTCGAGTTTCTGGGCTTGACGGCTTCGAAGAAGCCCTGGCCAAATTGCAGACAAAAGCGGCTTTCGTCTGCGTGTCCGACATCTCACAGGGATTTACGGACATCAATAACACACCGCACACTCGCCGTGTTAAAACGGTGTTCCTGGCCATGCGCCACACCATAGATAATATGGTGGCCCGTCAGTCCTGTATGGATGCCATGCGCGAGCTGTTCCGACAGTTTATGTCTGTCCTGATCCAGGAGCACACTCGTCTGCAGCAGCACTCTATCTATATCGACCCTCGTATCTCCTTCCAGGAAATCGACCGCTATTTCTTCTCAGGCTGCGCTTGCGCATACTTCCAAATCGCCGTTGATACCTACACCGATTTACAATTCAACCAAGAGGAATGGACTTGAATCAGCATCCCGATCCACAAGGCGAGCGCGAGAAATACGTTCTCGCCTTCAACGACACTATGCTTAAAATCTGGCAAGAGCAGATCACGCTGCTGGATGTCATCGACACAGGCAGGCTGCTGCACTCCGTCAGCGCTTTACCAGTTAGAGCTGACGGCCGTTTTATTGAGATAGGCTTGTCTCAAGCCTTCCTAGAATACGGACTTTGGCAGGACTTCGGAACAGGAAAAGAAATCCCCAGAGGCAACTCCGGGGATATTGGTCGTGAAAAGCGACGTGTCGCTAAGAAGTGGTTCTCTCGAAAGTATTATTCCTCAGTTCTCAACCTCCGTGATTTCCTGGCTGATAACATCGGCCAGTCATTCGTCGGTGTGGTAGCCAAAGCCCTTGATGATAACTATCGTCGCTATAACCATTAAAGCATATCAATTACCTGTTTAGCTATTTCCTGGCTACAGAGTGCATAATTAGCAAATTCACAAATAGCGTCTTCCTCTTTACCTAAAACCTTTAATTCGACAAGATTCTTAGCCATAGCCACAAAAGCTGATTGACTCTTAAAGGACAATATATCATATACACTATTGATATATGATATTGCTTCATTTATATCATCATCATTGACAAGGTCAATATAGTATTTACAAGCGTCTGCATATCTTTCTTTTACTAAGAACAATCCAATACAATAAGCAGTATTATCAGTTGGTTTCAATCCCATATCACCGTAATTAGCACAATCTATTTCAGACTTGGTTAATTTCGACAATTCTTCCTTAGGATCTTTTATATTATTCTCAAGTAATTCTCTTATTTTAACCAGAAGAAGCGGAGCATTGGTAGTGAAAACATCAATAGCCTTATTGATATCTTCCTCTTTTTCCTTTCTAAGTAAAGCAAATTGTTCTTTTTCAGACATCCTCGCGATCTCCTCTAGTCTTCTTTTCTCTCTTTCTTTTTCAAATTCAATACGTTCTTTCTCTTTCTTTTCTTGATAAGCAAGTTGAGCCTGAATTTCGACCTCTTTATTAGCATTATCAGCCTTTATATCTTCAAGTTCCTTATTTATTGCTTCTTCAAACCTAAATAGAATACTCTTCTTTTCTTCATCATATTGCTCAGGAGTAATTACCCCCTTATCCTTAAATATAGATAAGTTATAAAGTCTCTCATATACTTCGTATCTTTCTACCTTTTTAATCTCCTCTTTTATTGGTTCGGCCATTACTGCTGTACCATAAGCAGTAACCATAAACATCTGTTTGCCCTTTCCACTGATTTCATCAAAATCAAAATGAACGCCTATAATAGCATCAGCACGCAAAGCAATTGCTTTAATTTCCAATGCACGAATTGCATCAGCATATATCTTATCGAGTTTCGATTGGTATTCCGTTGAATAACCACCAAAAACATCTGTGATCGATGCAAAGAAGTCAGAAAAGAAATTGACTCCGACTACAACATTCATATTTATAAGGCCAAGATATCTAATTATCTTATATCCCTTAATGTCATTTGTGGAAGTAATAATCATAATATATACTATTATAGTTCGCGATTTTGCTGCAAATATACAAAAATTAAAGAACTAAACAAAGAAAATGCTGTCTTTTCATAAAACAGAGTCATGAAATACCTTTGCACCATCAAATTTAAACCAATGCATCATGACCAAAGAAACAAGGACAGACATCCAAATTTATTCGGCAATCGCCATGCTTATAGCAGGTGTAGCTCTGGCGACAGCTGGCTTCATAGTTGCCCCTACAGGCATTATCTCAGACTCAGTACTCTTATTCTTCGCCCAGTGCCTAATATACGCAGGTTCTATCTTTGGCGTGAGTATATACATTCACACCAAGTTTGCCGAACTAAAATCTAGGTTCGACACAATAGAGGAGGGAGGTATCCAATGAGAGAGATAAACAGGATTATCTGCCACTGCACGGCTACGCCCGAAGGCCGAGTCCAGACTGTCGAAGATATCAGACGTATGCACGTCAAGGACAATCACTGGTCCCACATCGGATATCACTATCTGATATACCTCGACGGCACCATCCATCAATGCCTGGATGAGTCCATCCCTGGCATACACTGCTCAGGTTATAATAAGCACTCCATCGCAGTCTGCTATGTCGGCGGTTGCGCTAAAGACGCTAAGCTTACCGAGAAGGATACCCGAACACCAGCCCAGAAGGAAGCATTCGTGAAGATCCTGACGGAACTTCACAAACGCTACCCACAAGCCACTCTTCATGGCCACCGCGAATTCGCAGCCAAGGCCTGTCCTTCGTTCAATGTCCACGAGTATGACTACATCTTTAAATAGACAACACAAAATATGAAATACTTTTCTCGCTCACTTTACTCTGTTATTTTGTTTTCATTTTGTCTGTCACTTGCCGCTTGTAAGACAGTGCGCACGTCCGAAAAGGCGGTAAGTGAAAGTGAGACGGCAGCCGTGACGGCATCCCGTCTCACTTTTTACCGCACCCTCGATTCTCTCTCCAGACAGTTCCATCTGTCTGCAGACAGCATCTCAATGATATTCTTTAATGAGTCTCGGGAGTTTCCAACAGCGTTTCCATCAGGGATAGAAGGCTGGTTGGAAACTCCCTTTGACTCACTCACACCACAAGTCCCCAATAGCCATCAGCGCCCACGAGACGCTTCGCGTCCCGTCCTCGCTTCGCCATTTCCAAAGTCCCTCCACATCTACGGACTACACCTCGGTGCAAGCACCAAGGAGAAGTCCGTCACCGCCACCGATTTGAAGGACAGCGTGGTCATGGCCACCCAGTCCCAAAAGCTCAAATCGGCCACCAAGCAAAGCTCTCATCCAAGCTCCGCTCCTACGAATCTTGTGGTTCTTTCTTCCATACTTGCATTAATAATAATCTCTTATGTCATGAAAAAGCGTTTTCATTAATCTGTTTATGAAGTTTTAGAAAAATATTGGGACAGCCGTGAGGCCATTCCCAATATTTTTTGTACCTTTGCCTCCGACAAGAATGATATTTATTATATACATTGAAATATATGAATCTAGAATATGCAAGGGTATCAGTAGAATCACCCGAAATTGAAATTAAAAAATCCCGTAGTCATGTGCTGACTTACGAAGTAGAGAACAGCGATATCCAGGATGAATTCACAGTAAAATTCTAAAGATGAATATGAAAAGTGAAACCTTCCAAATTGCCTCCGACATCCAATGGGAAGATGCCGGTGATGGTGTTGTCCGTCAGATAATGGCATATGACGACAACCTAATGATGGTGAAAGTGAAATTCGAGCATGGAGCCGTCGGCCCCATCCATCAACATCCACATACCCAAAGTACATACGTGGCCAGTGGATGTTTCGAAGTTTCTATCGGCGACGAAAAGAAGACTCTCAAAGCTGGCGATGGTTATTATGTAGCTCCCAACCTGCCACATGGCTGTGTCTGTTTGGAAGCAGGCATTCTTATCGACACCTTCACACCGATGCGAAAGGATTTCCTCAAATAGAAATCCCTTCGAAATCGGCTATGATCAATAAGCAGGAGTGAATAAAATTCGCCCCTGCCTTTTTTTTCGCACTTTCGTACGCTCGTCCCGCCCACAATCCCCTGCGGTCCTTCAATCATCATCCGATGCTTGGCTTGTATGTATGTTCGGGCATGCCACTCGCTCCAGGTTGCCTGCAAAGAGCATAAGCGCTGCTGATGCGGTGAGCGGCATGGCCTCAAAGAAGTAAGTATCGTCAAGTCCAGCAAGCAAGTTCCTGTACCAGCCAATACACACTCCTTTGTCCTGAAGGAGCGGCTATGCTGCTCGCCGCGCAGCACCCACGCACATTTTGTCAGCCTTCCACGAGTGGCAAAGCTCCGCCCATCCACACAAGCGATGTACAAAGTCCATCAAGTCCCTTGCCTATAAAGCCTTCGGCTCACCATCAATTAAAAATTCCTATAAACATTCGTCCATTTCAAATTAATTCCGTATCTTTGCAGCAGAAAATTGCATCAAGAGTGGCACAATTTGCCCACCAACCGGCCAACTGTCGTAGGCATCGGTGGTAAAATGATGTGAGTGAGATTGTTTAACCCACTAAAAATTTACGATGATGGAAATCAGAAAGATTGAAAAAAGTGATTTAGTATTGTTCCCACGCCTACAGAAGCCTGGGCTAAAGCCTAAGCATGTTGCCTTCGAGTCCTTCAAGGCAGAGTTGAAACACATCGAAGGACATGGTTCCTATTGGCTCCTGTACCAGCAGGACAAGCCGCACCTTGTCGTGCACGTGCAGTTGCCAAAAAGCGAAGCCGAGTTTGATAACATCCTCGGTTGGTGTCTTGGTCAGAACAAATGGTGTGATTACATCGAGGCCGACCTCTCTTTCATCTGTGTCATTGCAGGTTACAATGCAGAAGAGCTAACACCAAAGTATCCAGACTTCTTCAAAGAGCGTGTTTACGCACTCTACGATTCTGTTTACTGGTGGTACAAGTACGGCAAAGCCCTGCTAAAACAGTAGTTCCAGCCGAAAGAGGCAGCGGACAAGCCACTGTCACATTCGGCTCTGGAGTCAAGCAGGAGAGAACAGCCAACAGAAAAGTCAGGGGCACGTTAAGGCTCTGGTGAGCCAACACTCTGCCTCTGCTTTTCTTTATGTCTGTTCACCCCTGCCAAGTACCGCACATCCGTGCGCCAGGGCGGACACACATCGGCTATGATTTCAATCAAAGATTGAGGTCAAGCCGAAGCGTGTCTGATTCGCCCATTCCACAAGTACGCCACGCAACCCTTTGCCAGGTCAAAGGGATTTCGTGTCGCACCTGTGGCTCAGTACCGCACATTCGCCGTTTTAGCCGAATTTCAAAGGCTTTTGAGCCTATGTGCAACCTCGGGGGCTTTCTTAACAATATCCGACTTTAAACCCCATCTTCTAAACATCTGTTTACATATTCCGCTTCTTCTGAGCGTTGGGAGCGGGAGGCGAGGGCAGGGCGCGTGGGGGGTGTCTATCCCGACGGGTTAAGGGCACCGCCCTTAACAATCCCGTAAGTCATTGATTATCAGTAACCGAAAGGGTTATTAACTTAACTATTTTCGGTTTTAACAAATAAATGTGGGATAATCAATGAAAAGTGCCTGATGTGCGCCCCATACCTTCACCCAGTCAAGTCTCAGGCATGGGCATCAGACACGTCTTTTCACATACACACGCACGAAACTAAATTTGCACTTGTAAATCCATATTTAAACTTGTAAATCATGTCATCAATCAACACAAACGCAACTGTCACCCTGACTGTCAACGGCAAACAGGCGCAGGATATGCTGGACAACCTCACAAAGAAATCAAAAGACCTGGAACATGCTATCGAGAACGCAGCCAAAGCGGGTAACAAAGTAGAACTCAAACGGCTTCAGAAAGAACTGAAGCAGACCAACCGCCAGATAGCTCAGATAGAGAGTGCAACTGCCGGCGTGGAGAAGGTCCTGAAGAACCTCGACAAAGCTACACCCAAGGAACTTAACAAGACACTAGCCACTCTCAAGAAGCAGCTCAACGGTATCGAACGAGGTACAGAGCAGTGGCACCGGCAGGCGGAAGCCATCAAACGGGTGAAAGCGGAACTCGCCAAGGTCAACACCGAGCTGACCGTTGGCGAGGGATTCTGGGACCGCTTCAACCGTAAGATGAACGACTGGCAGACCACACTCATGGGCATGATAGCTGCTGCAACAGGTATCATTATGGCCGGCCGTTCCGCTGTGAAAGCCTATGCGGACATCGACGCAGAGATGGCTAATGTCCGCAAGTTCACGGGCATGGCCAAGGAACAAGTCGAGGACCTGAACGAGGAATTCAAGAAGATGGACACACGCTCCAGCCGTGAACAGCTGAACATCCTTGCAGAGGAAGCGGGTAAACTGGGCAAGCAGTCGAAAGAGGATATCATGGGATTCGTGAAAGCGGCTGACCAGATCAATGTCGCACTCGACGAGCTCGGCGACGGGGCCACGCTCACACTCTCCAAACTGACCAACATCTTCGGCGACGAAGAGCGTTTAGGCACAGAAAAAGCGTTGCTGTCTGTTGGTTCTGTCATCAACGAGCTCTCACAGAACTGCACCGCATCAGCTCCATACCTGGCCAACTTCGCCAAGCGTATGGCAGGCGTAGGTGCCCAGGCAGAAATGACCATCCCACAGATTATGGGTCTGGCCGCTGTCCTCGACTCTCAGGGACAGGCCGTTGAGATGTCGGCCACAGCTGTCTCGAAGCTGATCATGGACATGTTCAAGCAGCAGGATAAGATTATTAAGGCTACGGGCATGAATGCGGAGAAGTTCAAGCAGACGCTGGCCAAGGGAACAAACGAGGGCCTGCTGATGCTCCTAGACACGCTCGACAAACTGGGTAACATCGACGTTCTGGCACCCATTTTCAAGGATATGGGAGAAAACGGTGCCCGAGTTGCTCAGGTCATATCTGCGTTGGCAGGTAATTTGGATATGATTCGTTGGGAACAGTCGGAAGCAGCGAAGGCTTTCAAGGAAGCAACATCGGTCAACAAGGAATACAACGTACAGAACAATACGGTACAGGCCGGACTGGACAAGGCGCGCAAGCGTGTCAAGGAAATGGCCATCGAGCTGGGTGAAAAGCTACAGCCCGTCATGCGTCACGTTCTGAGCAGCACAACACTCATGCTAAAAGTCCTCTCAACGCTGGTGGACTTCATCCTGAAATACAAAGGTACACTCATCACCTTGACAGCAGCAGTTGTCGGCTACTATACCGCCGTCAAGCTGCAACATCTGTGGTCACTCCGTTACATTGCCGTCGCCAAGCTGAAGGCTGCAGCGATAGCCATCGAAAACACGGCATTGGCAGCCTCTATCCTCAAACACAAGGTACTAAGAGGGGAAATCACAGCCGCTGCAGCAGCACAAACTTTCTTTAACAAGGTGCTGAAGATGACCCCCCTGGGTGTGGCCATCACGGCTATGACTCTCCTGATTGGGTTGTACGTGAAATTTGCCAAATCAAGCAGCACCGCCGCTGCAGCTCAGAAGCGCCTGAAAGATATCAATGAGGAAGCCGACCGCAACACACGCGAGGAAATCAACCGAATTGAGCAGCTAAAACGTACGATAGAAAACGAGTCTCTATCGGTCAACAAGCGCCAAAAGGCCATCGAGGAGCTGCAACAGATCATACCTGACTACCACGCGAGTATCAGCGAGGAAGGCCAGCTATATGGGCATAACATCAAAATCCTGAAAAACTACACTGAACAGCTGAAGAATTCAGCGAAAATCAAAGCCGCTTTAGACAAACTGCCCGACGCTGAGAAGCAGCGTGACGTGCATTTCAACGAGGCGCCTCATAACATTCAGGACGCCTATTTCAACGAAAAGCAGGGCCAGTCGGAATCGGAGGCCATCCGCAGCGCCAATGTAAGTCCAGCTGCCTACAGGGCATGGAAGCTGCAACAGTCCCGTCTGGACAAGACGGTGACGCAGTACAACAACATCATCGAATCCCTCACAGCGGACAATCAGCGCCTGGCAGACGAAGCAGAGAAGTTAGCAAAGGCCGAAGACCCAAAGAAGACCCCAACACCACCTCCCACTGACAACAGCAAAAAACAGGAGCGCTTCAAGGAGGAAAAGGACTGGAAAGCCAAGGAAGAAGCCCTCAATCGAATCAGTTATGCCACCGGTCAGCAGAACTACGAACAGTACCAGAAGCGCATTCTGGAAATCGAAATCGAATACCAGACGAAGATTCTACAGCACAGCGACCTCACGGAAATAGAAAAGCTGGAGGCTCAGGCAGCATATGCAGAGGCTGAAAAGAAGCAATCGGAGCAGCATACAAAAATCACTGTGGAACAGGAGACACAGCTTTACAACGAAGCAATGTCCATCCAGAAGCAACGCTATATCGATGGGAAGATAGACCAGGAGATTTACCAGCAGTCAATGGAGCTCTTGGAATTGAATCACCTGAAACGCATGACGTCGATCTATGAAGAGGGCACGACTGAATACACGCAGGCGCAGACCCGATATCAGGACAAACTCATTGCCGACCAGAAGCGACGCCAACAGGAGACGGAAGCCGCCCAGAAGAAGCATCAGGACCAACTGAAGAAAATCAAGGAGGAATTCTTCGGGGACAATCGCTCAGAGCGGACAAGTAAATATATGACCGACCTGGAAGCACTCAAAGTAGTCTATGACCTGGAGATAAAAGCAGCCGACAACAACGCCAAGGAGAAGCTCCGCATCGAGGAGGACTACCAGAAAGCGAAAAAGGCCCTGCGAAAGAAATACGGCATCGACGAACTCGACGATAACAGGTCATTCCTCGAAGAATGGACCAGCGCCACTCAGGAGTGGCTGCAATCAGATATGGGGAAGGCGGTCACAGGCTCCCTGGATGTCATCAGCTCAGGCATGAGCAGCATCTTCCAACAGATGTCTTCGCTCATTCAAGCAGAAGCAGACATTCAGATTTCTGCCATCGAAAAACGATACCAGACGGAGATATCCAATGCCGAGGGTAACAACTACATCGTGAAGAAACTGGAGAAGCAGAAGGAACAGGAGGTGGCCAAGGTCAAGTCCGACGCGAACAAGAAAATGTTCAAGATGCAGGTGATGCAGGCCATCGCACAGACAGCTACTTCGGCGATCAACGCCTATAGTTCTGCCGCAGCAGTGCCACTGATTGGTTATATCCTGGCACCAATAGCAGCAGCTTCGGCAGTAGCTGCTGGTATGCTTCAAGTAGCTGCTATCAAGAAGCAGCAGGAAGCATCCGCCGCTCAGGGGTATGCCAAAGGTGGTTTTACCGGTGAAGGAGGTAAATATGAGGTGGCCGGCATCGTACATAAAGGGGAGTGGGTGGCCAGTCAGGAGTTACTGCAGTCGCCCGTTGCCCGCCCGATGATTGAGGCTTTGGACTATGCCCAGCGAACGAACACCATCGGTTCATTACGCTCGGATGACGTTTCACGAAGTATCGTGGCTCCGAGCGTGTACGCACAGTCCGCACCATCATCGCCGACAGTTATCCTGCAGCCAGCCCAACAGCAGTCAGAACAGTCTGATAAGCTGATGAAGGAGTATGCCGATATCATGCGCCAGCTGAAGGATCGTCTCAGCGAACCTTTTGTGACAGTCAACACCGTCACTGGCGACACAGGCATCAAAAAGGCCCAGGACGAATACGACCAGCTCATCCGTAACAAATCTCCCAAAAGTCGCAGGAAATAAAACATAAGCATTTCAATATGGAAATCATTATCAACGGCAAGATTGCCTATCTCAAAAAGAACACATCGTTTGAATATATCGCAGAGAACCCCTTGTTTACAGGCTCTGACAGCTACACACTTACCATCACTTTCCCGCTGAAAGGATGCCCGCAGAACATTGATATCTTCGGGCACCTCTATCGTCAGGACGTTTTGAAGAACAAAGTTGTATTTGACTGTGAAATCCGTGATAAACAGTTTTACAAAGCTGGCTGCATCACCATCACACAGATATCAGAGGTGGAAGTTAAGACACAGTTCCTGGAGGGCCGAAGCGAACAGAACTTCAACGATACTTTTGACAATATCTACTTGAACCAGCTCGATCTCGGCACCCCATCTGACCGGAGTGCCGAGAATTACGACATCTCCACTGCATGGGAAGCGAGCTATCCATTGGTTGATTATGTTGCTCTGCCATGGGTGAACAACACATCAGGCAATCTTCAAAACGCCGTGACAAAAGCATCGAACGGCAGTTTTCAATGGGATAGCAAGCTCACTAATCTCTCATTCCAGCCGTATCTGCTATACATTCTGAAGAAGATATGCAGCGCCATAAAGTATTCTGGTAGTTTCAACGCCATCAACAACAGTTATTGGAAGTACCTTATTATCTGCAACACGCTCCCTGCAGCATGGTCGTTAGCTAACTTTGCTGATGCCATGCCACACTGGTCGCTCACTGAATTCTTCGAGCAATTGGAACTGCTGATGGGTGGTGAGTTCACCATCAACCATAAGAACCGCACAATCAGGTTTGACTTCTCGCACAAGATAGCTCATAACATCAAATCGATGAAAATTGACCGTATCGTCAGCAAGTACTCTGTGGACGTGGCTCAGGAGGACAAATCGGACTACATCGCTTCGAAAAACATTTCCTATGCTGACAATGACAACCGTCTTTGGTCGTATCGCAGCTGCCAGTGGTACATCGCTAAGAACAAAGACAGCGCCTTAAAATATAGCACGCTTACAGCATTACTCAACTATGCCAAAACACTTAAGGAAAGCGGTATTTACATCACAGATGGAGGTTCACATAAGCGTTATTCACGAGGCTATCCGGCTGGTTCCGATGGTAACAAGATCTTCTATGCCAAGGACGTAGATACCTATTTTATTATGTACTGCTACAAGTCAGTGTTATACGAAACAACACATATCGGTGACCAGGATTATCATTGGTATAAATACTACAACCGTCTGATGCCAGTTAACCAGTTTGGTAAGTTATTCGTTAGTAAGAATGCAGAAGAAGTGGAATTGCAAATGGTGCCTGCCTGGATTGATGAAACAGACGAGTCTTTAGGCCCGTGCTTATTTCTGGAATGTGGCGACCTGGGAAACGCTACGACATGGAACGAGGATACCACTGGAGGTGGTTCCGTCGATACTGGCGATGGCAGCCGGATGGGAGGGCAGCGAACACGAGGTTTTACTGGAAGTCGAGACGATGATAGGCAAGGCGATACAGAAACAGAATATGGCGACGGCGCTTTAGCGCAGAGTATGGCCGGAAAGACCATAGAAAAAGGGGATCAGGAAAAGGCAGAGGCTTATTTCGACAAGCTATATGTGGCCTTCTGGGACGGTAATATCCGCAACACAGGAAAGTTGCCGCGTCCGATAGTAGATAGGGTAGAGATAGACGATGACTTTACTGCAGTAAAGCCCCCGTACTCACTGCGCCTGGAGCCCAAGAAAGGTCTCGACTCGCAGAATATCCCATATCAATATACCTACACTATCGACAACAGGAAGAAGTACAGCTTTTCTTTCCTTTCTGACGATATTCCCAATCCGCGTGCCGTCTTCTACATTGAAGGCAGCCGCTATATCTGTGAGAAAATAACAGCGACTTTCCATGAATCAACAGGAAAGTCGCAGTTACTCAAAGGTACATTCTATCGAATTATCTGAGTGTAGGGAGAATCTCGTTGACACTATCCTCTACATTCTTCTTCAGAATCTTAGCATAGATCTGAGTCGTTGCAATGTTCTTGTGTCCGAGCATTCTCTTTACTTTCTCAATGGGGATGCCATAAGTAAGCATAAGCGTAGCAAACGAGTGGCGACCGATATGACAGGTTACTTCGTTTCTAATATCCAATGTATCTTGGATGAGATGCAAATAATCATTCAACTTCTGATTGCTGATAATTGGCAACTTGAAGTCGTATTTTTCAAGCACGGCCAAAGCAGGTGGTAGGATAGGAGTGAAGAAGTTCGAACCGGTCTTCAGACGTGCACCGTCGATATAATAATAATCATCATGCAATTCTGTCATCGTTTTGAAGTTAAACAAGCACATGTCGCAATAAGCAAGTCCAGTATATGCCATGAAGACGAACAAATCTCTTGCGCGGTCTTTACGGCCATAGAACTCTGCATCACGAATCTTGATGATTTCATTCTCAGTAAGTGGATGACGCTCCTTATTTGTGCCCTTTGGAAACTTTACATGGTCATAAGGGTCAATTGAAATAATCTCCTGCTGCCAAAGAATCTTTGTGTACTTGCGTACCTTCTTATGATAGCCATTAATAGTATAATCAGTTCTGGTGTTTGGCTTTCTAAGCCAAGCATCATAAGCTCGGACATTGGCAGGTGTTAGATCTGCTAATGTATTGAGTAATCCAGACTCTTCAACACTTTTTAAAACGACCTTGATATCCTTAATAGAGTTCTGAGCCAGATTCTCTTGCTCCATATGTTTACGACAAAACTCCACGAAGCTCTGTCGCAAATCATTGCCATTGAAGAGCACTTTATCTTGATTATGTCCCAGTTGCTCAAACTCTACATAGCGGTTGAAGTTGGATATTGTCATATCCTCCTTCAATAGTTCCATGGCTTTAATAACCTGTTCGTAGTGCTCCACCTTTGAGGTGATGCTGCGAGAGTTTGATACAGACATCCAATTCTCAGGTGATGCTGTACCAACAGTGATCCACTTGCGTTCACCTTCTTTCAGGTAAACACACAGTTCAATCTTACCAGTTCCTGTCTTGGCCGAGGCCTTCTTGCGGTCAAAGACCACTCTTACATGTTGTTTCAT